GTATATATTAATCTTGAACTATTTTGTAATCCTTCTGGGCTTGTTCCGTAATTACTTGTTATTGTTGGGCTTCCTTGTGGTGTCCATCCTTCAAAGTATTCCGAGTACCCTATTTCATTAGACCTACTCGGCTCCAATAAAAGACTCGGACAACTTGCCCCACCGCTATAGTCAAATCTTGGCTCATTTTCTAACAGTCCAGCCTTGCCCTTACTCGCTCCCGATTCAATGTATTCCGTAGGTACTAAACCAATTTCCGTTTGAGCATCTTGGATGTAGATGTTATCTCCTACTGAATAGCTTATACTATTATCTGCATTTGCTATAAATAAAAACAGATTTGCAGCAGTAGCGTTAAATGTTATTGAACATCTATACCATCCATTACCAACACTTTCTCTTTTAGCATCAATAATGTTTCCTGCGGTTGAACCTACATCACCCGAATCGCTTAAATCAAACCAAGCACGGCTATTTACACCGCTATCATTTACGGAAAATCTAAACCAATTTGTAGTACCTTCTTTAGCGTATATACTTGCAGTAGTTACACCGCTAATACTTACCGCTTGATTTATATTAGCTGAAGAACCTGCAACATCTGCTTCTAAAAGCCAAGCATCCGTAGAACCATCATAACCCGATTGATTAGGTGTAACATCTGTCCTTGATGTACCCCAAGTAGTGTCAAACTGATTGCTTTGTAATAGCAAGTTCTCCCTTCCTTTCTCTATCAGTCCGTTGCTATCTACCCTTGTACCCGCTAGGTTTGCACCTCTTGAAAAGGTGAAGTCCCCATCTCCGTTTGTAGGCTTTATGCTATACGCTTTAGTGTCTTTTCCTGCACCACCGCTTGGTAAGAATACTAAACTTGCATCATCGTAAAAACTCATATCATTAAGGGTTTTGTATTAAGAATTTCAAATCATTGCTTAAACAAGTCAATGATTCAAGCGTTCCGCCATCAGCCTCTACACGAGTTTTAAAAGCACTAGCAGTAGTAGCCCAAGGGCCACCTCCACCTCCAATCACACCTCTGCGTAGCAGGTAATAAAAAGTTGATTGTTTCATTGTGAAAATATGTAAGTAGCTGCAATATAAGTATCACTAAACGGCCTACTTCTCCTTCTTTTGGATGATATACCAATCACCATTGTATCCCATCAAAGTGATACCATCGTAGCTCCTATCCATTACATAGGTAGGCTCACCATCTATGGTGTCCGTACCAGCATCAAGCGTTATGGTCTTATTTGATAATATGGTGTTATCAGTTTTAAACCTCAAGAATACCCCATCAGATGGAGTAGGTAGGTTGATGGTGTGGTTGCCAGTAGCACCTGAATAGCTCAAGAAGTTCATGTAGTTCTCAGCATCAACATCGCTGCTTCCTCCATTCGTTCCAGTGATAGCATTCACCGCAGTAGCCACTCCACCATTGTTGGTCATTGTGCCGCCTATTGTAGCCGTTTCAGTAACCTCAATATCATTAGTCTCAGTGTTTACAACTGATACACCCTCAAAGGCTGTATTGCCATTGATGCCGTTCACATTGCCTATAGATAGTGATGAGTTGCTTATTGTAGTATCATCAAAGGTAGGAGTGATGGATGCACTCACTATGGCAAACCACTCACCATCCCATTGATCAAGATTAGCATTGAAGGATCCGTTGAGCTGCAAGAAATTCTTTGAGTCAAAAGTGAGCCTCCTCTTAAAGTCGTGGTTTGAGAAGATGGTGCCTTGATACCTCTCAATAGGCTCATCCATCATCTTGAGGAACTCTTGACAAATGAGCTTCTGAATAGTGCTGTATGTTCCTGAGTTGCCCTCACGCCATCCACCATAAGGGATTCTAATATCAATGCCTAGCACGGTGTTTATATCCACCAATGAGCCTTGCTCCCCATTACCACTAAATATGTTCATCTCAGGAAGCTCATAGGATAGGTTGCTCTTAATATCCGTTGATGGAGATATGGCTCTTACTCTTGTTGTTTCATTTTGTATCCCCTCGCCATTTGTTGTTCTTACGTTGAGGTTCTCCATCTGCCATCCGTAGGAGTTCTCACTATCTAGCGTGTGTGTTGCACCATTGGTATCAACAAACTCAACAAACTCCCAGTCAAAAGTAACATCACCATCTGCTGGTACATTGGGCGTAGCTATTGCAGTGTTTCCATATACATAGTGATCTGCATCAAACTCATTCAAGGGCCCTAAAAGCACCTCATAGCCTGAACCATTTTGAGTGGTTGTCCAGGTGATTGATGATGGTGTCATATTAGTATAGGTGCGCTTCAGGTAGTAGGTTGTATTGGCATTAAAATCATACAGCTCTACATTCAATCTAAGCTTCATAAATATATTTGCTGCGCTTATGGCATCCTCTACTATGACTTGTGCTATATGATAAAAAGCAAAGAAGATTTGATTATCCGGTGAAGATGCAACAAAACCTATATTGAAAGTGGGCTGTGTAGCATCATCAGATATGGCACCAATCAAAGCCTTTGGCTCCTTGTTCACCACCACTGATACATTGTTCACCGCTGGCAAGAAGTTGAACATATTTCCGGCAAGCCTTGCCTTGTTGCTTGTTTGGTCTAGTGTTCTACTAAGGCTCAATCCAGCAGTCTCACCAATCTTGGTAAAGTCTTTTTGATAGGTATGCTCGGTGAATGTTCCACTGATCCTCTCAAAGATTTGCTCCACTCTATACTGCCCCTGAGAATAGTAGAAGCGTAAGCCAAAGATTGAGCACATCTGCTCCAATACCTCATGCCAGGTGCGGCCAGTTAGTGTGCCACTCTCATCAATAGTGTCAAAGGCTCTAAAGTCTGCCCATGTCTCATCCAATGGATTGAGCGTTGATGAGTATGTCATCTCTTCAGCATACCAATTACAAACCACATTGAGCACGGCATCAGTAGTATCATAGATGCCTAACACACCAACCTTATCCAAAGCATTGATAAACTGATTCGTGAACTTTCGCCATGCTGAGGTGGTCACTACCACATCTTTAAGCTTTGCAAGTCCATCGGTAGCTCTAACAGTCAAAAGGTAGGGTTGCGATACATCCTCTATCTGGACCAAGTCTTGAATAATGTATCCGGCCCAAATGAGCTCAGTAGTCACCTCATTATTCCCTCTATATATTTTGATGTAGTACCTATCTTGCTGATACTCTTTTAACGTGTTGAGGAATGTGGTGGTAGCCGTATCATTCACATACATACCAAAAGATACGGATGAGCCAATGATAGGGCTGTAGATATTGTCAGTGAGTCCTTTGTAGTCTAAGATAAATCCGTTACCATCAACGGTGAACGCATCAGGAGAGGAGCCAGCGTAGTCCTCATCCCATATCTCTATCTTATAGTATTTGTTGGTGTCACTCTTAAATTCTGAGTATAATTTTACTGCTGCCATGTTATCCGGTTATGCCACTCAATCTTGTTCTATCCCTTCCAGCTCTCTCACTAGATATTAGTATGTCGCTGCCCGATAGTCTACCGAACACTTGAACTCCACCTCCTTGCATTGCACCTCCAAGGCCACCGCCAAGCCCAAAGCTCGGCACGCCCATCATTGGGCCTGAGAAGTGTTTGAATGCCGTACCAATAGACTGCATTGATAAGGCACCAATACCTCCTCCGGTAATTACTACAAGAAGCGCAGCAAGAACCAATGCCGCTGCAACGGCAGCAAGTAGTTGAGCAAGCATATTCTTGAGGCCTTGTATAAATACCTTGAAGAAGTCCTCGCCACTAATCATAGCCGCCTCAAAAGAGGTGGATAACGTAGTGCCGATGGTGTTTCCTAGTTCATCAAATGCTGTGAACGCATCAAATCCAGCTTTGGAGAGCTGCTGTGTGACCTCAACCATTGGCTGCAATTGAGCACCTTGAGCTTTGTAAAGCATGGAGTGTGCCTCCTTGAGCCTATGTATTGCCTCAGTATAAAAGACCGCCTCGTTGCGTGTTTTCTCAAAAGTTTCACCAAGATCAAGAGTGGACTTATTGTTTTTATCAGTCTCTTCTTTATTATCTTTTTGTGATTTACTGTTTTCCTCTTGCGCCTTTCTCGCTGCCACTTGAGCATCTAAATAAATACGCAAAACTTTACCTTGAGCACCTTGGAAGAAGGATGCTACATAAGCCATCTGCTCAACACCAGTGATTTGGTCGGATATAAGTGTATTGATAGAGTCAAGGCCACCCTTAACCTCATCTAAGAAGGCAGAGTACACTGGCTGCAACTGCTCACCTACAGCTATCTTCAAGTTTGTGATCTCAGCACGCTGCTGCGCTATTTGCTCCGCTACGGTAAGAGTAGAATTGCCAGCATCACCCATTTGCCTTTGGATGATATTGCCCACAGCTTCAGCCATATTGCCAGTCTCATTGAACTCTTCCCTTACCTCAGTAGCACTAAAGCCAAGGTTATCAAGGATAGGCAAACTTTTACGAGCAATACCAGTGACAATACTCTCGGTCATGTACTCAATGCTCTCACCAGTCTCACCGGCACGCTGCTGCGCAAAGGCTAAAAGGCCACCCAACTGCTCAAGAGGTATGTTGAAGTTCTTAGCTTTTACAGCCGCCTTCATCAACTCTAAATCATCAAGAGTGCCCTTGGTAGCTGTTCTCAGCTCACTAAGCAGTTGAGGATCATTGATGCGGTCAAAGGCTCTCTTAACACCCTCCGCTTGGTTGGCAAGCTCTACGGATTCAGATACAAACTGCCTGATAGCATCTACGGCAAATGAGGCACCAATCACGCCACCTAAAGCACCAAAACCACCGCTTAATCTCTTCAAGCTGTGGTCTATGTTTCCCATGGCACTGCGGAACTGCTTGAGATCCGCACCAATCTTAAAATCTATGTCTTGCTTACTCATTTACCAAACACCTTTTCTATTCCTTTCTGCACCTCATCAAAGGTTGCTGCCTTATGCACTTTCTTCCTTCCATCCCAAGGGAACACAGCCAAGTCTTTAGGGCTTATCTTCCGCTTTGTATGTGGTGCAACATTCACCGCTGCTTGCCACCTGGTAGTCTCCCAAAGCAACTCAGTATGGTACTGAAGGTGCTTGTGGAAGCCTTCTCTCTTGTTTTGGAATTGGCGTGGTGTCATATTATAAAACTCCTCCACACTCATTCCCATCTCACCCAAACCTATAGCTTCCAGTGTGTCCCATGTATAGGGCTCAGAGGCTTGGGTGCTTACTTTTTTTCCTCGCTGTTCGGCTTTACAAAGGATGCAATAAACAGCTCCATGCATTGAGTGATAACCGTATTGTCCTCATCCATCATATCAGCTACATCCTCAATGGTTAGGTCAAAATCTATCTTCTCCACTCGTGCCCCATCTTTCAAGCCAGCCCATACTAGGTTCATGGCGTGATCAAGGCTCATGCTTTGTGCTATCTTCTCAATGTCTTGCAGTTCAATACCACTCTCCTTGCAAAATATCCTCAGTGCGTTAAAGCCATACTTAACTGGGTATAGCTTCTCTCCTACTTTTATTTGTTGTGTGTCCATCGTTGTTTTTTAATAAGGGAGAGCATCAATGATGCCCTCCCAAATGATTATGATTGAGTACCTTGAGTCAAGGTTGAAGTGCCCTGAAAACTGAAGCTAAAAGTGGAATTGTCCTCCACTCCCGCATCCGTTGAGAACTCAGTGAAGTACCCAGTACCGCTGTAGTATTTCTCATCAGTTGCTTCTGATCCAAACTCAATGTAAATAACCGTGCGGCTGCTCAAATGACCATAGATGTCATCCGGTGTAGCCTTACCACTATTGTTATATACTACCAAACCTTCTCCTGACAAAGTCCAAGACTTTTGTCCTTCCAATACTTCCATCCATCCGGCACTATCCTTAGTGCTCGCATCTCTGGTTGCCATTGTTACGCTTAATGAGGCGTTGGTCATCTTGCCAACAGTCTCATAAGTTGCTCCATCCGTACCGATGCGTACTACAACATCGGTGCTATTCATTACTGATGTACTTGCTGCCATCTCTTCTTAATTTTATGATTTCACTATTCTAAACACTAAATCAACTGATACTGCGTATGTCTCCTCATCCACATTGAACACCTCGGTGAGATTATCAAAGCCGCATGATTGAACATTCACGCTCTCAATTGTTTCCTTCATTCGCACAAATGTTGTGCGTATATCTTCCACTGCCGTTTGCAATTGGCTGTATGTATCTCCTACAAGATTCAACTCCACATTCACTATATCAATGTGGCTATCTGCATCTTTTGAGCCTTCAGGTCTTATGCTTGTGGTGTCATAAACACAAAAAGGTCGTTCTCCACTTTGAGCACCAACCAACGGATAGACACGCCCAGCAAACACATCGTTTAAGCTGCTGGTATTGTCAAACTTATATTTGATCACTTTGCCTATCATCGCATACCTAATCTCTGCCCAAATTTGAGCTTTTTAATCTCCGCTTGAGTCATGGTCTTGAAGTTACGGATAAACTTAACCTGTACTTTCATCTTTGCAGCACTTTGTGCCTTTTGTGCAAAGCCTCGGTTCTCTCCGGTGTATTTCTTACCGCCACCTACTCTCAACCATCCAAAGTTGATGAATCCAGCGTACCATCCTCCCTTCTCAGGATTCCTATATGTGCCCGACCTTCTAGGCCCTACACTCAAGCCTATTACATTCTTACTTTGCAAAGCTTTTGGTGATTTTATACCTACGCTTCTCCTAAGTTGCCCAGGCATTATCTCATAAACAATCTTACCTTCTCGGTACACCTTGAACACCTCATCAGCATCCTTGATGTTCTTCTGATAAGAGTCCACCATTGGAGGTAGAGACTTTCTGCCCACCTTCTTGATGATTCTCTTCTTGAGTCTATCATCAAGCTTCTTGAGCTTCTTCATTGTCTCCTCTACACCTTCAAGCTTTACTTTTACTTTCTCCATTACTGCGCATCAGACCATAAACATACAAGCTTCAAGAATGCCTTTCTAGCATCTGCCGTTTGTATGGTTTGGATCTTGTATATGTTGCTGTTGTACAAAATACGCATCTGCTCATCAACATCCGTGCGGTACCTGATAATAAACTCCACCTTTTTAGTGGAGGCTATCATATCACCCTCTTCACCCTCACTTCCTATCTTCTCCTTCACATTAGCCCATACATAGGCAAGGTCACGGTAAGTTTTCACCTCCTGGCCAAATGTGTCAGTAGATTCCGTAAAGTCTCTTATCAAGATTCTCCGGTCTAGTTGTCCAGCTTGGTCAATCATTAGAAAGTGAAGATTCGGAATGGATTGAATAGATACTCGGATGCCGTTGGCAATTGTCTCACTCGGTCATCTCTCTTATCATAGAGGTCAC